GGGACTACTCAAGCACCAACTAACGACATCGAGTGCCATGGAACGATCGGCCTTATTAAAGGGGAAAGCTCCTTGCTCAATCTTCATCACCAACGCGTACGTTGGGTCTTTCTTTAGTTTTGTGATATCTGCTTTGCGTGATGGATAACATGCAAGCATTGCATCACAATAAACTTTAAGAAAGGGGTTGTGCGGGTCTGATACCCTACAACCTGCTATGCGTTCAGGTAAGCCGGCAGATGCGGTACTAAATGTTCCGAATTTGTCGACAAACCTTGCTATATCAGGTACAGAGGTCAGTGTCACTGTGGGGTCTGGGTAAATCCTATTTAAGAATTTTACCATTGCTTCATCTCGGAGCTCATCAGTTTTAATGGTAAAACCGCAAGCTTTGGATATGCGCATGAATTGCTCGTAAATCGCTGCAGGAACGATACCGTCGTCCCCTGAGTATAACCCACACGTCTCAGGATTAACTGGGACGCTGCTGAGGTGCTGGGCGGCCAATCCGAACAACATCAACACTATCGTGTTTAAGATTGTTGTATCGGGTAGGCCTGAGATGTTCATCCCATTTGTGACCAAAGTGAAGATTTTTTCACGGTCTGACATTTTGACAGACCTCGCTAGAATTAAAAGTTCCAGTAACTCGGGGTCTTGCTCGAATATCGCCATCATGAATTCTTCATACATTTCAGTACGTGTTATGGGCCCGTGTGACTTGTCCGCATCCGAAGCGTCAGTGCAGAAAACTTTGCCTGCTGCTGCTTGGGAGCGAACTTGTATCGCGGATTCTTCACCTGTTTTTCCAGCCCCAAAGCTACCAACAGACTTAAGGCGCAAGTATGCCGCTTTGGAGAATCGACCAAGAGCTAATCCGTATTCGGAATCAGCTGCAATGACGATTCTGCCGTTGGGCTTTACTCTGCATCCTTCTTGCTTGATGGTTTGGGGTTTATTCTGGTACCTCCATTACTGTCAGATGCCAAAACTCTCGCATTCCTCGCTTTTTGAGCGGGGCGGATTTGCGATGCTATCACTTGCTCCATAGACCAAGGTGTAGCTATGCCGACGCATTCGATCAATTTCTTCAACGCCACGTCGATGGCAGCTTTGAACTCAGCCGGCAACCCATGCCGAGAAGGAACCAAAGCCTGAAGTGCCGCCGCCCTCTTTAATTGGGCAGCCACAACTTCTTCCGAACTAGCAGCAACACGAGCTGGGAATGCAGACCCGCATGGGATCACTTCCAAGACTGGTGATACTAACCCATGTGTCTCAATCGGCTTGTCAGAGACAGGGACGAATGATACAGGCAAAGATAAACTAGGGAGCTGACCGGGCTGCGATATTAGCGCAGCCATTGTGGCAGTCTCCGGGTTTGATTCTTTACCAGCTTTGGTTAGTACTGAGCTTGCATCGTATACGTTGGTTGCGCTGCCATTGATGACTGCGCGTAGTGCTATTACGTCTAAAGACTTCCTGTCAATAGTTGTGCACTCACCGTTGACCCATGAGTCTTCACGACTGCTAATAAGGTCACCCTGTGTCTTCGCAGGCAAGGCTACCGTATAGCAAACCACCTTGTTCAAAGAATCTTTGACCTTTGTAGTGGTCTTGGACACTCCTTTCCAAAACCCCGGCCGTGCAGGGAGTGTGGAAAAGGAGAGCCAATACAGTGGTATAAATAAGAAAGCTGGCAAGCATGTGACTGCTATTGGCGTCCAGATAAATATTGACTGATTGCTATCGGGGACACTTAACGTCTGTTGTTCATAGAGGTAGGTGTGGGTCCATCCGTATAGATGAAATTGGTGCTGAGTTGGGTTGATGAGGTGGTGCTTATATATATCACCGCCATCCACCGTTTCAGTCATAACTGATCCTTCACCTAGGTAGGCTGTGGACCATCCCGTCTTCCAAGCAACCGCACGAGCAATAATGCAGTTGAAGACTATCGGGGAACCGGCGAACTCATCCCACGCACGTGGGGACAGATAATGAGCAGTGTCGACTGCACTGACGGCAAGGCCTTTAACCATGTCGTCTTGTTTTGTGCGGTCCACTGACATATCTGTCTTTGTGATGAGTCTGCGACGTCCAATCACTGAAGATCCGAACATCCCGTCGCGTGGACTGACTGAAAGGTCGTATCTCACGACCCCTGGAGCCCCCGCGGCAGCTGGGAAACATGCGCATATCGCGTGTATCCATTTATGGTACTGAAGGCGGAGTGATGCTCCACCGGCATGCTTATTCTCGACCGCTGTCTTCACCAGTTTTGGGCACGACACAGCCATTGTCATGCGCCTAGTGTCTTTCAGGGCATGATTTTTGGTTGTGAAGTGCAAAAATGAGCGAAAAGGTCCGATCTGTATGCATGTCTTGATAACGTAGCCTATGGCAATACACACCCCGGCAGAGGCAACGTAAAGGAGCCAGGGTGTGGTCGGTGAGACCTTGCAGAAAGCAAAACGGTGGGCTTGTCTCCAAAACACGCCAGCGGCTGCCTTCCCAAGGTGAGTGTTCTCACCATAATACCAGTTGCGGGAACCATAGATATATCCTATGTTACTACCACATTCTGGTACTTTGCTGTACAATATTTCTCGTCC